CTGCGAAAGCAAATGCACCTTTTAACAATGTTGGTGCTCCACCCATTTCAGCAGCAATATCCCATACACCGTCTTCATAACAGATAAATGCAATCTTACTACCAATAGTAAATAGATTTGTTGCTGCATTTGCAGGTGTGAAAACTAACTGAGTTTCACCCTCTGCAGAAATATCAAATGTTACTTCATCAGTTGCTCTTGATTCAATAACAGAACCAGTTTTCCAAACATCACTGCCTGCTGCATTAAAAGTTAATGTAGCTGTTCCACCTTCTGTTTCTTTTGATTGAACATATACACAAACTGAACCTTCTTTTGCTGCAGGTAAAGCTGCTGCACAAGCTGCTGCACCAGTATAGTTTACTACATTTAGAGACATATCTACTAAAGTAATGTTTGCACCAGTAGCTGTATCAGTAAGTGATAAACCAGTTAAGTCAGGCATACCTGAACTCATTCTAGTTGTTTCAACATCTGAACTTGAATCTCTAGTTGCAATTTGAAAACCTCTTGTAGACCTGACTGGTCCTTTAAAAGTTGTATTCGCCATTTTATTCTCCTTTGTTACTCTACTGTCTTGGCAAGTCTGCTAGGTCAGTCAGTAGAAATTTATAAATCCTAGAACTTATTTATTTGATTTCTCAATAAAATTTAGTACGTCTTTGTCTTCTTTTTGTTCTACATCTGCTTGTTTCTTTGCAGAATCAAATAACATCTTTTGTTGTTCTAATTGTATTTTTTCATCTTCAATAGCAAGCTTTGTCATAACATCTAATTGTTTTAAAGCTTCTCTACTTGTTCTATCAGCATTAGATTTTTCAACTTTTAATTGAGCTGTTAATCCTTTATCTTGAGCATCAAGCATTTGAGCTTGACGTTTAATATCTAATCCTTGAGCTTCAATAGCTATCTTTGCATTTTCTTTTGCAGCATCTAGTTTTAATTTTTCTTTTTCAAGTTCTACTTTTGCCTGCTCTAATGCTACTAGTTGTTGCTCTGGTGACATTTGTTTACCCATTGCCATATTAGCATTAAGAACTTCTTGAGCTGCTGCAGCCATAACAGCTTCTATTTGAGAAGGTTGCTGAGCTTGTTGAGGCATTTGCTCCATCATTAGTTTTGTTGTGCCACTCATTTGTTCTTGATATTTCATAAGAGTATGTTCTTGAACATTAGCTTCTAAAATAGGTTTTAATCTAGCCATAATAGGATTAGCTCCATTCATTGGGTCTGATAAATATGCCATCTTAACTTGAATGTGTGCATCATGATTTTGACCAGGAAAAGCTGAGATAGGTATACCTTTAGTTGCAGCAGCTATATCAGACACAGGGTCTAATGGTTGTGGTCTAGGTGCTGCTGGTAATATCTCTTCTATGTTAGGCATATTAGCAGCATTTAATATTGTTCTATTTAATGCTTCAAGATTAAACATACCTGGTGGTGATTGTTGTGCCATTTGTAATGCCATATTAGCTAACATCATTCTATGTGCATTACTTGGTATATTAGGGTCACTAATTGGTACGACATCTACAACACCATCAAAGTCTTTTCTAAATATTTCTCTACTTGCATTAGGAACATCATATGGATATTCTCCTGGTAGATAATCATAATCTATCTCTGCAATAATTTTAAATTCATCTCTTTGTGATTTATGTAATCTTTTATGAACACCAGAAAAGAACTTACTAGAAGCTTCTATTAAAGCCATAGTAGTTCCAACAGGTCCATAGGAGGCAGCATCAGAAACAATTTGTTCTGTACTGTCTGCAAACTTCTGACCAGCAGCAGTTACAAATCCAAGCATACTATATAGAACTGAGGAAGGCTCTTTATATGGGAGAGGAACTATAGCCTTTTGCAAATCTATACCAGTCGCTTCGACCTCCTTGAACTCACCAGGAGCAATAGGTTCGTTATCGCCCACCATTCTTACTCCTTTGGCCTTAAATCCTCCAGGTAAATTAGCAAACTGACCTGCATCTACTAAGCTACGCATAGCTGATGTGGCTGTTAATGTAAGATTACCTAAGAAGTGTATAAGACCTAACCCATAGAAACTGAACCCAGGCACAAATTTGTAATGAACAAAATGCATTCTCTTTTCTTTATTTGCATCTTTGGCTCTATAGTTTCTACGAATACTTAGTACCTGACGAGATTCCTCCTCTACTGTAATAATGTAAGGAGCAAACTCACCTTCTTCACATTCAGGGTCAGGAATGTCAAGATGTACGTGTTGTTCTAGTAATACATATTGTGGGTCACTATCTGCTGTTGGTGATATACCCATAATAGTATTTAATTTTTCTGATAAATTTGTTTGTGATGGATTAGAAGGTGTAGGTAAATTTACATCTGCATATATACCAGCTTCAATATCTCTTTGCATATCTACAGGATTACGATAAATAACGTGTGTATATCTATCTGCCTTCTTTAAATTAGAAGCATAATAAGAAACATAGAATTGGTCAATAGGTACAAACTCTGATACTGGTCTTTCTAGTCCGGCATCATAATATACTTTCTTAATTGCAGAACCTATTAATGGTAGATGAAATAACATTCTTTCAAACTCATCAAAGTATTCTGGCATCTGCTCAGTTATTTGATAGTTCATAAAGTTCTGAACTCTATTAGCTTGTTCTTGTTTTTCTACAGATTGATTTCCTAGTATCTGTGCCTTTACAGGGCCACCAGCAGGAAATAATTCTTGTGAAGCTTTTGCTTGAAACTTAACAGCAGATTCAATTAATAGTGGATGCACTGCAGTACACGCACCTTCAAAAGGTTCTGTTGTATCTTCTAGTTTTAATCCTAGTAAATCAAATCCCCTTTCAAACATTGAATCCCATTCGCCTCTAGAATCTTTATCTGCTTGAAAATTATCTATAACAGTATTAGCAATATCATTTAACAAACCTTCTTCCATATCTTCTGCAAGATTAGTATAATATTCTTTTGCTGTTACTTCTTCTTCTATTTCTTCTTCACCAAAGTTTACTACAACCCCACCATCATTATCTAATTCAAAAGATACATTCTCATCTTCTGGTACTGTAGCATTTATATTTACTACATTGGTTGATTCTTCTTTTTTGTCAAATGGATTTTTTTCTATCGCCATTTATATAGCTCCCCCTGCTTTTCTATTTATAATTTTATCATATACTGGATGTTCTTTTCATCTTACAGATATAGTACAAATAGGTTTTACTAAATTAACAAATCCTTTAATAGTAGGTCTTAATCTAGGTTCTGTTTTTGATTTAGCATATCTAGATAAATTAATTCCTTGAGGAAAATCAGCTTGTAATGTATAATAATGTTTACCTTTATTTTGAATAGATACTAAAGTAGGTGCATTTTTATAATTTTCTGGAGCATTCAACCATTTCCATCCTGCACTTTTTTTAAATAAATTTGTTTTTATTTGTGTAGCTCCTTTTATATCAGGACTACCTACTTTTTCTACTTCAATATTTTTTGCAGTAAAACTTGGTTTACCTTCAGGTGTAATACCAATGCTAGCACTTTGAAAATTTTTATCTGTTAATTTTTCTTTTGTTATTGGATTTAAATATTCTCCTCCTGCTGGAGGATTTTTTTCTTTAAACATTCTTTGTGGCTTTGGAAAAATAGGAATAGTATCTTGTATTTTTTCTGCAATTTTTTTAGCACCTGTTTTAACTATAGCTTTTGGAGCTCTAACTGTTGTTCCTAAAATTGGTACAGCTCCTATTGCTGACATTGCAGTTAATAATCCTTTAATAGCAGCTTGACCATAATTACCTTCTCTGAATGCTTCTTTTGTTTCTCCAGCATACTTTGGTGTCTCAGCTGCTGATATAGCTTCACCAACAACAGGTGTAACTCCAGCAATAAGTTGTTGTCCTAAAGATAATTTTTCAAATCGTTCAAGTAAACTTGTTCCTAAATTATCTAGTTCAAATCCAGCTTCTTCATCTGTTATACTTTTTTGTGGCTTAACTACAGCAACTTCAGGCTTTGGAGTCTCTACTATCTCAGGCCTTGGAATATCTACAGCTAAAGTTTTATATAATTCATTTTGGTTCATTTTTTTCCCTTATATACATTATACCATTAAACTCGCCAATATGCAACCCTTTTTTTACTTTTATTTTCTTCTTCCATATATGGGTCATCTGGATGCGTTAATCTCCAGGATTCTTTCATGTAATGTATGGCCATTGTCATTGCATCAACTTGGTCATCATGAGCCGAGTTTGGAAACTGTAAAATCT